AACTAAAGATGAAATAACTGAGCTACCAACAGAACAAGTAATTAATATGCAAGGTGTTCAATTAGGTGTTATAGCACAAGAAATAAAATCTATATTTCCAGATATGGTTAAAGAAGAAAGCACAGGAGTGCTAACTGTTAATCCAGATAATATGACATGGCATTTGGTCAATGCAGTTAAGGAATTATCAGCACAAATAACTGCATTGCAATCAGAAATCAAAACTTTAAAAGGAGAATAAAGTGTCAAAAACAGCAGAAGAAATAGCACAAGACTACACATCAATGGGTCATAGTGTAACACTAATAACTGATGTTATCGCAGGAGATGCAATGGAAGATGATACAGCAGTAGACAAGCAAGCCTGTGTTGATAGAAATGTAGAACATTTAGAGTTAATGGTTGCTAAAGACTATTGGACAAGTGAAAGCATGACTGCAATTAATTCAGCTATTACAGCAGGAAATGGCTATACAGCATAGGATAATAATTTGGGAAACAACTTCATAAATATTGATGGAATAGAATATAACCCAAGAGATTTAAATGAAAAGCAAAATTATTTAATTGCACAAATTAAAGATTTACAAGCAAAGTCAGCTAATATTAGTTTTCAATTAGATCAAATAACAGTTGCACAAAACTCATTTACACATCAATTAATTACATCTGTTGCAAATAAAGAAATTTCTGAAAACATGAATGAAGCAAGAAAATAATGGTTAATGCATCTGAAGTAAAAGCAAAATTAGACACTCACGAAGCTGTGTGTGCTGAGAGGTGGAAAGAAACTATTTTACGTATTAAACGTATTGAACATATAATGATTGTTACAGCAGGAACTATGATTATAATGATGATAGGGTTGTTAATAAGGTAGTATGAAGCATGGTACTTGTTGAAATACTTACTGGAATTGCTCTTGTACAAAAAAGTGTTTCGTTCATCAAAGAAAATATTTCAACAATAAATGATATTTCTGGCATAGCAAAACAGATTGATGGTTTCTTTACTGGTTCAGACCAAATGAATAAAAAAAAAGGCAAGGGTATGTCTTTGGCTCAACAGTTTGGTTCTGTAGAAAGTTCTGCAAATGATTTTATTAATATGAAATTATTAGAAGAACAACGAAACGAATTACGTCAATTAGTCAATTTAAGATTTGGACCAACAACATGGGACGAAATAATTTCAGAAAGAGCTAATAGAATAGCAGAAGCAAGAGAAGCAAATCGATTGCAAAGAGTAGAAGCTAGGCAACAAAAAAAAGAATTTGTAGATACCATGCAAACTGTTGGGATAGCTTTCTGTATGATGGCTGTTCTTATTATAATATTTCTTTTTTACTTTAAGGCTTATGCAAAAGATTACACAAGGCAACAAAAAATTAATCAAGGTATAATAATCCCACCTAAATATACTATGTGCCTAAGAAAAAAAATGGTTACTTTTAAAGGTGGATTGGCTTGCATATATCAAGGTGCAGGAAAAACATTTGAAATAGATTTTACAGACAAGCAAATTGGCTGTCCTCGAAAATATAAATGTGTGTATAATCCTAACAGTAAAGAGCCAAATCTTGATGATGTAATGAAAAGTTTAAGGGATATTGCAAAATGACTAGCTGTGTAGGAATGTGTAAGTTAAATGAAAAAAAAGTTTGTACTGGTTGCAACAGAACAATAGTGGAGATAAAAAAATCCTATGAAAAAAACACTACAAAAAAATAGCAAATATAATGATTACGATTTAGATGGTGATGGGATAGTCACAGATGATGAACTGGGAAATGCCAAAGCAATTAAAGAAACAGAAGATAGTTTAAGAAAAAATCTAGCTCAATTACGAATGGCTAGGTGGACATTGATTGCTATGGGTGCTTTTACTTTGGCTATGTTTTTAGTTGAAGTTGAAAGAGTTAAAGCTTTAGCCGATATAAGTAATTTATTTTATTTATCTGGAGCAGGTATTGTTGGTGCATATATGGGAACGACAGCATGGCTTAATAAAAAGTGAAACCTGCATTTTTATTAGTTTGTTATTTATCTGGCTCACCAGAAGGGGGCTTACATTTTGAAAATGCTAACACTTGTATGTCATTTAAAAAAGTTTTGCATGGACAAACCATAATGAAGAATAAGAAAGAAAAGACTTATCAATGTTTTTGCAAGTTAGTTCCAGAAGTTGATGCAAAGAAAATACAAATTTATTAAAATGATAGGTAATCCCTGGGAAAATCCCAGTAAAAACAAGGACTTAAAGAGGATAAATAATGAATATAGACAAACTAAGAGAACAACTTAAAGAAGATGAAGGTTGTAAAAATGAAATATATTTAGATCATATTGGCTTACCAACTTTTGGAATTGGGCATTTAGTTACAGAATGGGATCAAGAATATGAGAAAGAAGTGGGAACAGAAGTATCAGAAGATAGAGTTAATAATTGTTTTGTTGCTGATATTCATGGCACAATAAAAGATTGCAAAGTATTATATTCTAATTTTGATGAACTACCAGAAGAAGTGCAGTTAATTTTAGCAAATATGATGTTTAATTTAGGTCGACCAAGATTAACTAATTTTGTTCGTATGAGGGAAGCAGTAAATAAAGGTGACTGGCAAGAAGCAAAGATACAAATGTTAGATTCTAAATGGGCAAAGCAAGTGCCTAATAGAGCAAACAGATTAAGTGAAAGAATGGGGAGTGTATAATGTTAACAGCTTTAATTGCACCAATAACAGGATTATTAGATAAATTTATACCAGATGTTGATTTAAAAAATAAGTTAGCACATCAAGTGGCTACAATGGCTGAAACCCATGCTCAAGAATTAGCCAAAGGTCAATTAGAAATAAACAAAGTAGAAGCACAGCACAAATCCATTTTTGTAAGTGGGTGGAGACCCTTTATTGGTTGGACGTGTGGAATTGCTTTATGTTGGCATTTTGTGCTTCAGCCTGTAACTTTATTTGTATGTACCTATATAGGGTTAACAATACCAACATTACCAGAGTTTGATATGGGTTCACTTATGACAATTTTAGGTGGATTATTAGGACTTGGTGGACTTAGAACCTATGAAAAGCAAAAGGGATTAACAAAATGATGTGGTTTTGGCTAAATTTATCTAAACCTTTTTTAAAAATTGGTAATTACTTTTATAATCTTCATGTAAAAGCATTAAAAATAAAACAAGGAAAGAGAAAATGAGCAAATTTTATATGTGGCTTTATGACTTTTTTAATGACATAGCTAATTATTTCTGGAAAAAATCAGTTCTTCAAAAGAAAAAATAATGGAAGATTTAAAAGCAGAATTTGGCAAAGACTTTATTGACTGTATTATGGGAAAATGCAAATCTAATTGTGTTTATTGTTTAAATGAAAAGGAGCAATTATGCCAAAAGGAAAAGGAACGTACGGAACTAAAGTTGGTAGACCCAAGATCAAGAAGAAGAAAAAGAAAAAATAAAGCCTGTTAAGGGCTATTTTAGGGCAGTACAGCCTGTAATAAAGATAAAAAGGTAAACTAGCACCTCGTAGGAATGTTTGTCTTAATAATTGCTTTAATTTGATCTAAACATTCGGTTACCTCCCCAAACACTACAAAGTGAGGTGTACCCAAACCTTTAGATTGTATAGCCCACAATTTTTGGTTGTCAGACAAGCGACCTTTAGGGGTTTTTAATTCAATATATAAAATTCTGCCTTGAGGATATTCAACAATTATATCTGGGCAACCTGCCTTTAAACCCATTCTTTTCATTTTAGCATGGTAGTTGATAGACCTTTTACCCTCATTGGCTACATGAAAGTGTCTAAAATAATAAGTATTTGCTAAAATATTTAGATATTGATTACAAGCTATTTGTATGTCTGATTCTTTAGTCATAGGGGGTAATTAATGCCTACAAAAGTTACCCCCCATTTATAGCCTACAATTGGAAAATAGGCTAATACTAAGTGGCTCTCGTGGGGAAAGAACCTTTTAAGTATTAACATATAAAACCTGTTCTTTTCAATATAATAAAAAAAATAAAAAAAATGCAATTTATTGTTTGACTTCTAATAACCTAAAGATTAAGCTAGGTTAATTAATAAATAAATAATAATAATAAATTGGAGCATAAAATGACAAATATCACAGAAAAATTCGCAAATTACTTAGGTTACACAGATATTAACCCTTATGAGGTTGTAAAGGTTATTTCTGATAAATGTATAGAAATCAGAGAAATGAGTGCAGAAGCCATTAAATGGGAAAAGAAAATTGTTCAAGGTGGTTTTTCTCATAGGGTTCTTAATCAAGACGATCAACAATGGGATATAACTTCTAATAAAGCTAATCCAATAGTTAGAATTAGATTAAATAAATCTGGTGAAAAATATGATCGTGAAACCAAATCATTTATTAATGCTTATGGTTGGAAAGATAAAGATGGTGCTAGATATGGATTATCTAATAAGCCAATTAAATTTTATGACTACAATTTCTAATGGGGGGTGCTTCGGCACTTCCTTTTTTTTTAATAAATTGGAGAATAAAATGGATTATAATACACAAGAAAATCAAGATTTTATAGAAGAAATGATAAATCACCTTTTAGGTATTAATGGTAAAAATATAAGAGAACATTTTGGAGAGGAACATATAGAAATATTAAAAAAAATGGCATTAGATAAAGGCTTTAATCCTATTTTTATAAATAATCTTTAATAGAGGTGTTAGATATGGGCGAATATGAATGTGTTAATTGTAATGAAATGTTTTGGGCTGATGAACCATCAGAGGAAATAGATTTATGTGATGAATGTATTAAAGAGGAAAAGGAAAATAAAAAAAATAATTAAATAATAGTTTGACATTAAATAACCTAAAGTTTAAGCTAGGTTAATTAAATAAATAATAATAATAAATTGGAGAAGCAAATGACTGCATTAATTAAAACAACAATCACAAAAATTAAAGAAATATATTGTT